AAGCTTGCCATGGAAGGAGGGAGATATCCAGTGCGGGAGGTGGAGGGGTACCAGCAGGTTCGCGGACTCGAGTTGACTTTTCGCGATGTTCCCACATGTTTTTGATGAAGGGGTAGGATTTGTTGAGGAAAGGGATAATGACAGGATGTTGATACGCTTGGGTCCATGTTGTGCATTCCTTCATTGCTGCCACAAGGAGAGGCATGGTGTCAGCGGTGATGGTGGGTAGGGTTTTCTTGTAGTTCTTCCCATAGTTGTCACCAACAGGAGTTCCCTTCTCAAAGACGTTGGTTGCATCCTTGGTTGCATAGGTCCTGTTTACTTCGTGGGATAGATCCGCTCGGAGAAAGTTTGCTCGTTGTGAGAGCTTGTCCTTGCAGTTGACGAGTGTCATTGCCTTGTCAAACTCTACATATCCTTGGAGATGTGGAGTGCCAGTGGTTGGAGCAATTTCTTGTCCGAATACAATATACTTGTATTCTGCATTTTTCAGTTGCGTGATGTCTTCTTCAGTGTAGTTATTAACTACGAACCGCCATCGACGGACACGGCCACGAGCTTGAGCGGCAATCGGCATTGGGAGTAAAAAATTATGACTCGAAAAAAACATGGGTGCGCATCGCGGATGTCGTTCTGTTTGGTCACCAAACATTTAGTGACCAAGGTAAATGATCAAATTGACCATTCTATTTGGTCACCAAACATTTAGTGACCAAGGTAAATGATCAAATTGACCATTCTATTTGGTCACCAAACAATTAGTGACCAAGGCATAAATTATGGAAATTTGTTAAGAAAAGATTATGACAGCAGCGCGATATAGAAAGTATCGTGTTCGTGGTCACGATGCGTATAAGATCGCCACAAAAGCTGGTAAGGCCATTGGGGATAAGCATGTAACCGTTCAGAAGAATGATGATGGAACATGTACGATCAAATACAACACGTTGACAAGTGAGGGAAGGGTTATCGAGGCTTTTTCTCCTTTGCAGGTTGAGCCTGTGTGTAAAGCACTTGATAATGCTGTTGAAGAGTTAACAAGCGAAAGGGAAGAGCACAAAAACAACCTTGAAAGAGATTCAAAGGCGATACATGATTTTGGGTTAAAGTTGGATGAACAAACCGCCGCAAACCAGGACCTACATACGCAAATGCATGTGCATACTGAACAGTTGAGGTTACTACGGATGCAGTATACAAAACTATTGAAGTCTCACACAACAACAAGAATGCAAATAGCAAGACGTCCCATAATTGCTCGTGCCATTGGCATCCCAGTGCCAGAGTTGGTGGATGCTCCATTTGGGCTAGATGAGGAAATAGAATCTGAATTCGAAGAATAATGGCGCCTTCAGCGAATTTCGGAGCATTTAGAGGACAAATTTGAGAGTTCCTAGTCAAATAAAATGGTCGCTTTTTTTTTCTGTTTAAAATTTTTATTTCTTCTTTCCTCCATGTTTTTTCCTTCAGCCTTATCCTCTTTAAACTACCCCTTGGGGACTAACTATCACGAATAATTTCAGGGGGTCTGGGGCACAGCCCCGGCATAGCTATGGTGAGAGAAGACCGTTTATAGATACTTTTTCTGAGCAGTATCCCCGGGATGCCAGTGCTGTTGGAAGAAAAGAAAATAAGCGAAATATTCTTGCCTATTAACCGAAGAAATTATGCATGCAGTTCAACTTGTGTGTACGGGGGGGAGTTTTGTCTAAAAAAACTCTTAGTATTACCCCCGTACGTGAACCTATAGGGGTCCGTAGGGGAAAAAAAGTCGCCAAAAACAGACTTTAGGCGACGGTACAGGCCTTTTTATACCCTGTACTGCTGTACCGTTGCTGGTTTACCCGTATTTTTTGGCCTCAATATGCGACAATATGTAGTTTTCATATTCTCAAATACTTTTTCAGATACCTTCTTAGAAACCTTTTTAGATACGTTCGCAGATAAAGGGAAAATGTTGCGTTTGTTATTCTTTATTTTCGATGTATGTGTGTGGTGAGCGAAAAAAGTAGGTTTGCAAGGGAAGTTTTTTTTATTTCTTTCAGTATTAAGTATAAACGCCTTCTGGGACAGTGCGTTGGAGTTCGTGTAGCTTTTCCTGTTTGCTATCTAACATTAACATAATGTCATCAAACTGGTCACGAACATCTTGTTGGTCTTCCTCGCCTTGAGCAAAGGCAAACTCGATGGAGAGGATATCCATGATGCGCATCAGCTCGGTGTGCAGTTCGGCGATTTCTTCAGCCAAACGAAGGGCATTCGTAGCAAACTCCTGTTGCTGTCTTGCAGGCCACAAGGTATCTTGAATGTCAACAACAACAAAGCGGTCAGCAGTCATAACCTCGTTGTCAGTAGGAGGGGGTGCATTAGCCAGGACTAGCTGCTTGCAGTAGCGAAAGACACCTTCGGTGATCATCTTCGTTTCTCCGTGGTACTTGGTGGACTCGATGTGTCCAGCACAAAATGACTCGAGCATAGCATAGTCGATGCGGCAGCCACGTGCACGTGGGAGGTCATACACAATGTAATGCTCCAGTCTCCACTTGTAAGCGCTGGATACATGATCCATTGTTCCTGCCATGCATTCCTTGTTCATGAGCAGCCACTTGACAAGGAATGATTTTCCGCTGTTACCTTCAGTATCCACGACCCAAAGGATTTGTCGTTCCTTCAGGTGTTCAAGTTGGTAGACAATGGAAGCTTGCCATGGAAGGAGGGAGATATCCAGTGCGGGAGGTGGAGGGGTACCAGCAGGTTCGCGGACTCGAGTTGACTTTTCGCGATGTTC